CGTAGATGAAGTGTTAGCAACTTCTGTTGCATCTGCAACTAAAAAGATTATTACAGTCGGTAGTGAAGGTGCGGCAATAGGTCGCCGAGCAAAATTAATTAATACCGATGAAACTTCTTACGAAATAAATTCAGCAGTTGCCGATATGGTAACTATTTCTGCTGAAGCACAAGCAAGCGGAACAGTTGGTGGATTAGATGGTGGCGTATTACTAGCCGCTCAACAGTCTGTTACTGCAACCGTAAATAACACTAGCGTTGATAACTCAGCATCTTCTGCAAATGGAGGAGTTGGGCATCTGCATGTTACGGCTAATACTCGTAATGGTGCGGCAACAATAAAAATACAACACTCAGCAAATAACTCAACATGGGCTGATTTGATTGTATTTACAGCAACAACTTCAGCAACAACTACTTCAGAAAGAATTGAAGTAGCCGCTGGAACAACAGTAAACAGATACCTTCGTACGATTGTATCTTCATTTGCTGGGTCATCAGGCTCAGCAACCATCACCGTTGGATTCGCAAGGAGATAAAATGCCAACATTTCGCCACGGTAAAAACTCGCAGTTCACGATTGCCGATAGCGGCGCAGTTGTTCGTGATATCAGCAGCGCGCTGAACTCAGTAACAATGCCACGCTCTATCGAAACTTTGGAAACCACTTCTTTCGGCTCCTCATCAAAGTCTTATGTAGTTGGTTTCTCAGATTCAACAATTTCAATAGAAGGTTCATTCGATGCAACATTCGATGGATACCTTTCAGGACTTGTCGGACATGAAACAGCGAGCGCATTTGTATATGGACCTGAAGGAACAACAGCAGGTCAAGTTAAGTACACAGGAACAGCATTTCTAACTTCATACGAAGTTAGTGGTGGAGTAGGCGACATTGTTGCTTTCTCAGCAGAGTTCCAAGTAACTGGCGCAATCACACGCGGCACTTACGCTTAATAAAAAAACTTAATAACCCCAATAACCGAGTCCTAGAGACCCTAATCGAAAGAGAGTAATCGTGTCCTTAAGAGACCAGATTTTAAATAGCAATGATATTCCTAAAGAACTTGTAAAAGTTAAAGAGTGGAATATCTCGATTGAAGTACGAGGTATGACGGGCGCAGAGCGCACTCGTATCTTGGATTTAGCCCAAGACGAAAAAGGTATGAACCTACAAATGGTTTATCCTGAAATTGTTATTTCAACAGCGTTCGATGCTGATACAGGAGAAAAGATTTTCACTCCTGAGGACCGAACAGCGTTACTCTCGAAGTCTGCTAACGCACTAGACAGCCTCGCAACTGTCGGTATGCGCCTTTCAGGTTTCTTAGCAGAAACTTCAAATGATTTGGGAAAAGATTCGTCCGAAACGGCTATCGAAGATTCGTCTTTGAACTAGCACAGAGATTGGGTAGGACTGTCGATGAGTTACTTAACGGCAGTCCTTCCCATAATCCTATCTCTGCAATTGAATTGGCCGAGTGGGAGGCGTTAGAGCAAGTTCGAGTTTGGGAACAAGAAAAAGCAAATCGGAGGTGATGTATGGCTGACTATAATGTAAGAGGTAAAGTCTCTCTTGATACAGGTCAGTTTGTTTCTTCCGCTCAAAGGGCTTCAGATTCTCTTAATGGATTAAATACTTCTGTTGGAAAAACTTCAGCAGGTATGAAGTATTTAAAACGAAGTGCAATCGCCGCTGGCGTTGCTCTTGGTGGACTTGCTATGGCTGGCGTTAAAGCCGCTTCGGACTATCAACAGTCAATGATTGCTTTTACAAAGATGATGGGTTCTGCCGAAAAGGCGACTCAGTTTGTAAAAGAGTTACAAGACTTTGCCGCCGCTACTCCTTTTGAACTTCCACAAGTTCAAGCAGGAGCAAAGAAACTTATGGCTTTCGGATTCGAAGCCTCACAAGTCCTACCAATGCTTACTGCTATTGGTAACGCCGCTTCAGGACTTTCTCTTGGTGCTGAAGGTATTGACCGACTAACTCTTGCTATTGGTCAGATGCAAGCAAAGGGCAAAGTATCAGGTGGAGAACTTCGTCAATTAGCAGAAGCAGGTATTCCAGCACTTCAATACTTGGCTGATGCGTATGGAAAAACAACTGCCGAGATTTTAGAGATGAGCGAAAAGGGTGCAATCCCTGCCGCCGCTGGTGTTGGTATTTTGATTAAAGGTATGGAAGAAGGCTCAAAGAACGCAATGGGCTTTAGTGGAATGATGGAAGCACAGTCAAAAACTATGGCTGGCTTAATGTCCACTTTGAAAGATACAGTTCGTAATGCTTTTGTAAATGGATTTAATAAATATGTTCCTGCTATTAGTGGAACCTTTGAAACAATGCTTACCAAAGTCGGTCCAATGGTTGAAGGCTTTATTGACTTTATGGGATACCTTGTAAGTCAAATTGGTCGAATCCTTGGTGGTATTGGAACCATTGTTGCGCCTTTATTTCAAAACTTTTTAATTCCTGCTTTTAAAATACTTGGTGGTGCAGTTCTTGGAGTTATTGCAGTCTTTGCAAAACTTGGCGACTTTATGAAAAAGCACGCTGGTGTGGTTGAGTTTTTAGTCAATGTAATTGGAGTTGCCGCTCTTTCTTATGCTGCTTTTAGAGTGCAAACACTACTTCTAACTGCTGCTACTAAATTACATACTTGGTGGCAAATCGCAAGCACTGCCGCTACTAAAAAATTAACAGCCGCTCAAAGATTGCTTAATTTAACAATGGCGTTTAATCCAATTGGATTAATTGTTGCCGCAATAACAGCACTTATCGCTGGCTTCGTTTTGGCTTGGAACAACTCTGAAAAGTTTAGAAAGATAATGATTCAAGTTGGCAAGGCTGGCGTTATGGGTATCGGCTACATTATTAAAATTGTAGGAGTCTTACTTAAAGGATTATTTAATGTCGTAACAGGACCTTTGAGACTACTTCTTAAAGGACTGGAATTACTCGGAGTAGATGCGGCTGGAAAAGCATTAAAGGGTATTGAAGGAATGTCTAAAGGTATTGGCGACTTCTTTGATAAAGCAGGAAATAAGGTTCAAGACTTTGCTGATAAGTTAGATGCACTAGAAAACAAAAGATTCAAACTGCCTTCCTTTGGTCCTAAGGGTAAAAAAGAAACTGGACCAACTGGACCTAAAATCTCTGACGATGAGTTTAAGTTTGACGCAAGTTCTTTACTTGACGGTGCTGATGAGGCTGGTGCTAAGACAGCCGAGAAGTTAAATGACTTAAAACGAGAACTAAGAGTTGTTGTACAAGACTATAACGACTTTATTACAAACGACTTTGCTAAAGGTTTTGTAGATGGCGCCGACAACGCTCGAGATACTATTATGTCCGGTCTTGATAATCTGCGAAAGATATTTGATAAGCAGAAAGAGATATTTGAAGCCGCTAAAGATACCGCTGGTATGGCTAAGGTTGAAAAAGAATGGGACAAGATTAATGCCTATGTCCGTTCTCGTATTGCTGAGGCGATGGCTGTTGCTAAGGAACTTGAAGAAGTATCAGACAAACTCGATGATGCTTACGATAGATTAAAAGATGCGGTAGCCGCTAGAAAAGAAGGCGCAAAGGCATTTGAAGACTTAATGCGTAAGCCTTTTGGCGAACCAAATGAATTGAGTAAGGGCCTTGCAAGCGGAGAAGCAACTGTCGATGGCATTATCGGAATGTACGACAGAATGCGCGAGGCTATTGAAAAACGATTTACTGAAATTGGTGGCACAAAGAAGAATGAATTAATTAGTTATCTAACCGACCAAACTGCCGAATTAGTTAAACTAGCCAAGAAGCGTGATAAGGCCGCTACCGCTCTCGATGAAGCACAAAAGCATTTAGAAGATGTTCTTTCTGAACAAAAGTCATTCGAAAAGAGCATTGTAAGCAGTATGAAGTCTTTTGGAACCGCTCTCGCTGACCTATCAAAGACCGATAGCGATACAACAATTAAGGTAATTAAAACTGCTAGTGGTTTAGTTATTACTCAAATGGGTCAGACTAAATCAGGCGTAGATACGATTGTAGATAAATTAAAATCTAGCCTTACAACTATTAAAGAGTTTACGGCTAACATACAAACATTATTGACTAAAGGTTATAACAAAGAGTATGTAAGGCAATTACTTGAGGCTGGCCCTGAAGCCGCTGGCGCAACCGCCGCCTTACTTGCTAAGAGTGGCGATGATACTGTAACAACAATTAATGATTTATACGGTCAAATAAATACTGCTTCCGAAGCCTTTGGAACCAAGATGTCTGATACTTTCTATGCTAACTCTGTATCGATGGCACAAGCAATGGTTAAAGGTGCTCAATCTGAATACGACAGCATTATGGCTCAAATGAAAAAGATTGCGGATGGAATTGAAGCCGCTTTCACTCCTTTGGCAGACCTTGGTACAAATGTTGGCAACGACATTATTCAAGACATGATTAATGCTTTAGAAAAGCGTAAGGCTGAACTAATTGCACTCGCTCAATCTATTGCCGCTCAAATAGCCGCTGCTATGGCAGCCGCCGCTAGTGCTATTGGGGTTACTGGTGTTACTGGTGTTACTGGAGTTACTGGCGTTGTAGAGGAACCAAAAATAGATGATAAAACAGATGATAAAACAGATGAGAAAACAGATGAAAAAACAGATGATAAGAAAGTAACAGAAGAGTGGGGTAAGGCGACAGTTACGGCCGTTAATGCCGCTAAGAAAGTTATTGTTAAAAGTGGAGACACCTTATCTGCAATCGCTAAGGCTAACGACACAACAGTTAAAAAAATACTTGCGGCTAATCCTAAGTTTACAGAAGACCCTAAATATAAAAACGGAAATATGATTTGGGCTGGAACCACAGTTAAGATTCCTACTGTTGCAGTTGCTGGCGCACCAATAGCACAAGGGTTTGTATCTGACTCACAAAACGCCGCTCGTCTAGCCGCACAGAATACAACTATTGAAAAGGGAGCCGTTACTGTTAATCTTTCCTCTAACATTCCAGCCAGTGATGTTGAAGGTGTAATGACTCGTTCATTCCTAGCCGCTCTAAGTGCGAGGTAACAAATGGCAGTAACAACAGTAACTCCTAACGCAACCGCTACTGGTGCCTCTCTTTATACAATCTCAGGCGGTTCTGCAAACATCCATAGCGCTCTTAATGATGCTAACGATACGACCTTTATTCAAAAAACAAATACCATTATTGGTCCTGCTGATACTATTTTAGACTTTGGAACTGTAACCCTGACCGCCTCTCAAAGAGTTAAACAAGTACGCCTCCGAGTTAGAGCCTCTACTCCAACAGATGTTGGACGACTCAATGTTTATCTTGGTGCTCTTATTTCAAGAAAGAATTATTTCTATACAGGCTTGGCTATTCGTGGAACAAATACAAGCCCAACTACTTTCACAGGACCTTATTTTACTTCCGCACCTGACGGTTCAGAATGGACTCAAACAAACCTTAATAACCTTCGCGTTAAGGCAACTGAATATAAAGACACGACAGATAGAGGAAAGTTTTACGAACTATTTGCAGATGTAGATATTGTTACTGCTCCAACCGTAGGAACAGTATCCGCTCCTGTTGGTGCAGTAAGTACAACGACTCCTGATATAACTTGGACTTATGTTGATTCAGTAGATAACTCAACTCAAGATTATGTTCAAATTAAAGTTTTCAGTAGCGCTCAATATAACGCCGCTGGTTGGAATGTAAACACTTCTACTCCTACTTGGACTTCAGGTGAACTGGCTAGTACTGAATTAACTTCCGTTGTGGGCGTTCTCTTAACGCCAGCAACTTATCGTTGTTATGTTCGTGTTGGAAAAGATATTAACGGAACACCTTTTTACTCTGATTATAACTTTAGCGAGTTCACCGTAAGTTACTCGACTCAACCTATTCCAACAATGGCTGTCGCTTGGTCTGCAACTTTAGGTAGAGCGGCTTTTGAAATAACTGGGTCCTCTTTAAGTGGTGGATTAACAAGTCAATACCATCAAGTCGAACGCTCTGATGATGAAGGTGTTACTTACAATTATATTCGTAACGGAGATAACATAACTCTCACCGCCGCTAATAAGGGCATTATTGAAGACTATGAAGCGCCTCGAGGAATTACTGCTTACTATCGTTCACGCGCAGTTGGTGTTGATTCAAACTCTATTGAATACCCTTCAGGTTATAGCGTTATCCAGCAGGTTCTTATAACTAACGATTCCAC